GCGAGCGGCTCGTCGTGGTGACCTTTCTGCTATGACGCAAATCATAGCCGGAAGGCACCGCGGGTCCAACGTGATCGGGAAATTCGGAAAGACAAAGTCTGGTGTCAAACTCGCTGAATCAGAGCATAGAATGCTCGAAGTCATCGGTCGAGATACTAAACGTTGGCAATCCGTCCCGCTCTCCGCTGGAGGTACACTTCTAGCAATAAACTACGGGCTGAAACCATTACTGTCCGATGTAGAAGGCGCCTATAATTATCTATCTGATGTATATCAGCCGGATAGTAAAAGCGTCTTCCATTTTCGAACAAGGTTTCCTGAACAGGCCCTACGTCTCCAAGCCGATAACGGTTGGTTCGTGGGTCAGTACGGACGTCCAGCGGAAGCTGGGTGTGCGTACTCGTTTAAAATCTCTGGCAATGCCTACATGGCAGCTGTCATGGATAATCCTGTTCTGTATCATCTCGATAAGCTTGGCTTGCTCAACCCGATTTCTACCGGGTATGAGCTAGTACCGTTCAGCTTTGTCCTCGATTGGTTCGTACCAATTGGTGATTTGCTGCGTAACGTCCCAGACCCGAAAGGAATTAACTTCCTTGAAGGTTACAGGGTGGTACGCTTGAACGGTGGGTGGGAGGAATGGACCAAAATCCCTTCTCCAGCCCCGGGGTGGAATACTTTTCTTGAAGGATCAGAGTGGTACAAAGACCGTAAGAAATATACGGCTTTCCCACGCTATTCTTTAAGACCCGCCCCGCTAGAGACGTATCGTCGGCGTATTGCCAACGGTACGGCCTTACTGAGCCAGTTCGCGTTTGGTGAAGATCCCAAGGTCAATGAACCGACCAGAAAGGATTTTCGCCTACTCGAACCCCTCGGAATTAGAAGATCCGAGTTTCGCCGCTTGTCGAAATTTCGATAAGCATCCTGCCCGTTTTGGGCTTAACGCGCGAATACACGTTAATCCGTGTGCGAACGCACCTCCGTTTAAGGAAGACTATAATGGCAGCTATTGCTAACATTGTCCTGGCTGATGCCTTGGGCACCCCCGTTAACCACACGTTCGAACCGGCCAAAGCATCGGCCGACTACGCATTGTGGGAAGATCGTTCCGCCGCATACTACATCGGTTACAACCGAATCAGTATGATGCTGAAACGTCCTACCGCAGGCAAGACCGTGGGGAATCGCAACATCCGGGCTAAGCTGGTCGTGGAAACTCCCAAGTTGGAGAACACCACGAACAGCACCATCTCCGGCATTGCTCCGGCACCGACGGTTTCTTACCGTCTGTCGTACACTGTCGAAGCTGTACTCCCGGAGCGTTGCTCCCTTCAAGATCGCAAGGACATTCGTAAGTACGTCCAGACTCTCATGACCAGTCAACCGGTCATTGATCTGTTCGAAACTTACAACGTCGCATATTAATACATGCGGCGGTCTTAGCGTTTGAATAAACACTACAACCTTGAGGTCTTACCATGCGTATTTCGAATGATTTACCACGTTACATCACGCAAGTCCGTTACACTGGAAAGTTCAGTCTTTTGACTATCTTTGTCGTCTATGACGATAAGTCCATCCGCGCGGTTCACACCGCTAAGATGAAGATTCCTTACAGTGTAGCAACTTTGCTCAACCTCGCCTTCTTGAGTCGTGTCGCCGCCGACGTCATTTCTTGTGACGCCGACGTACGTTCGTTCTATGAAGGATTCCAAGCTATGGACCACGATGCACGGGTTGGTTATATCCGTATCATACGTGAGCCCACGGTTATTGGAGATTCGAAACTCACTATCGCCTTCGGGATTTCTGAGAACCTTACGGTTCTCCCCTCCGGGTGTTTTGACTTTCGATCTGATCGGCCGTCCTTTGTCATGTCGTTAAGTCCGATCCCGGGCCCATGGTCTCAGACCAATGGGTATAAGGGATCAACTTGCGAAATGCGGGACCTGATCAGCGGGGTGACCTATGACTACCAATCGTAAGAAAGGTAGGCGGCCGGCGAAAGCCGGTCGTTCCCATAGGGGTGATGTACTAGTCACGGGTGTATGCTCTGACGCACTAGCCTACGCCATGGCGTTTTACGAATGCTGTGACACCCCACGTGCTTTGGCTCTCTATTTGATGTGTAAACATCGAGAGCTTCAGCAACTTGTATCGATGAAGATTAATCCCGATCACTATTGTGATCCGGGCGATTTCTTTACCGATTATCAATGCACTAAGCTTCTCGCAAAGTGTATTGATATCAAGACCGGGATTAACACCCGACGTGCGGCCACGCAGGCATTTCTGAATGCCGAAGTCCAATGTGCCGAAACAAACCATACCTTTCGATGCCTCTGGTCCGGGAGTTTTCAATTCTCCAGGCCCGTTAGCTCGGTATTATACCGAGCTCAACGTAAAATAGCAGACATCTTAGGTGAGGTTCCAAGTTTCGAACAACTGGATTACGGATTCGGACCTGGCGCTTGTCTTTCCGTTAGGAAGGACACGGCAACAATAAGAAAGCTAGAATCAGCTCTCGAGTGCACCTTCGCACTAAATCAGAGTCTTCCGGACTTCCTAGCGGAATTTCCGGCTTGGATCCCACCTGGGATCCACGACGTAGTAATTGTCGAAGGCTCTGAGCTAACCTACGTACCGAAAAACGCGAAAACCGATCGACCCATTTGTATTGAGCCTCTCCTCAACGGTTTATACCAAAAAGGAATAGGAACATACTTAAAGAATCTACTCGCCCGTGAGGGCATAGATCTTAGGGATCAGACGATTAACCAACGTCTAGCAGCCTGCGGGGTCAAGAATAACTTGGCTACCGTAGACTTTGCATCGGCTTCTGATACCGTAAGTTACAACACGGTACTAGAACTTCTGCCTTTCGAGTGGTTTAAATTACTCGATGCCGGCCGAAGCCCATGTTACACTGTGGAAGGTGATGTATATTCCTTTCACAAATTTAGTAGCATGGGGAACGCGTATACGTTTGAGCTAGAAAGCATGATCTTTTATGCCCTAGCCTGGGCGTGCATGAAGCACGTTGACATCAATCCTGTTCCACGGAGAAATATTTCCGTGTTCGGGGACGATGTCATTCTCCCGGTACAAGCGTACGACCTTTTTGTTGAGGTCGCGACTGCCGTTGGATTCACAGTCAATCCGGATAAGTCCTTTCACAAGGGTTTGTTCCGAGAAAGCTGTGGCGCTGACGTGTTTGACGGGTACGACGTCACTCCATTTAAAATTGAATCACTGAAAGGAAGACATAATGTCTACAAAACCGGGAACCAGCTGCTCAAGATCATTGAGCGTACCCTCTATGTTCCTAATTCAAGCGGTCACGCTGTCATGCGTGCTTCTCGTCTTTGGGATCTTCATAGTAGGGTCGTTGCTAGTGTTCCGCGATCCTCCCGCTATCTCGTACCTCTTTCGCTCGGGGACAGTGGTTTCCACTGCCCCTTCGACGTCGCGAGACCCGCAAGGGCCCGTGGCATCGACGGATGGAGGACGAGAAGTCTCCGATGGGAGCCAGCGAAGGGCGTCTTCCACGACGCCCCAGCTGGTTTACCCACTTGGGGACGAAACGACGGGCTATCGAGAATATCCGATAGAGTGATTCCCACGAACCGGGTTGTTAATTCACCTGGAACCTTTTGGCGCGAATTAAAACATCGCATCGAAGGTCTAAGTGAACCGGAAGTGGTTCCACGCTGGTTAAAAGGCGAACCATATAGGTCCCCTAAGGGGCCTCTATGTAACGCCTACACCCTTCGTGGAAAAGGCCATTGGGCTGTTTGTAACAGCCTCGTTTTCGGCCAATGGGAGGACCCGGGGTTACCCTGGTCCACAAGAGCAGTAGCTTTGGTAAGCTAACTGCCGGTGACAGTCATTTGACTGGTTAGTTGCACCGCCTCACGGCGGGGCTTTGGCCTGTATTATGGGCCGCTGCTCTTTCAAG